AGTATATGATGAAATATGCTATGAAATACAAAGACAAGAATATGAAGTTTGTCTGGTGGCATTCACATCATAATATGGGAGCGTTTTGGAGTGGAACTGATGAAAAAGAAATAGATGCATGGAAAAATGAAAGCTATTCTTTGGCATTAGTTATCAATCTAAAAGAAGAGTATCTATTTAGAGTAAGCTTTTGGAAACATAATGGATTACCTATGGAAAAGCATATAGATACTACTCTTAACATAGAAAGAGAAAAGCCTCTTGTTAATATCACAAAGAAGATGAAGAAAGACTATAATGAGCTCTGCACATCACCTCAAATAGTTACTTATAATAATGGTTGGACAAAGCCTAATTGGGCAATTAACAATCATCAAAATAGCTTCAGCTTTAATAATACAGCAAGAGTAAGCGTAGATGTAAAAGAAGCTTATTCGCAATGTCTTATCAAATGTGAAAAAATGCAAGAAAGCTTCTTAGATGGAACTCTTTCATTTAAGGACTTTAAAGACGAGATTAAGATAATTAATAAAGTATGCAAAGATAAGAAGTTTCCTTTTAGTATCAAGGAATTTAATATGAATAAAAATGATTTATTAAATAAATTATTAGAGCTATTTCCTTGTGATATGATGGAATACGAGGATAATAATGTTAAATTAGAACTTGAACCACATGGAGGTTACTTATGGGCATAAATATGAGGAGTATAGGGCTTGTAGACAACTTAAACGAGTTTAATTATCATATATTAGGTTGCGGTGCTATAGGTAGTGCCGCAGCTACCCAACTTGTTAGAATGGGTGCAGAAAACTTCTGTTTATATGATAATGATGTAGTTGACACAGGAAATGTAGGAGTTTCACAATACACATTGTATGATGTAGGTCACGCAAAAGTAGATATGTTAAAATCTAAAATATTAGATGTTAATGATTCTGCTGAAGTAATGTGTACTGATGAAATGTTTAGCAATTATATCTATTTGAATGATAATGATATAATTATACTTGGTTTTGATAGTATGAAATCTAGATTAGATGCTGTTAAAGCAATGACTGGATGGAGACAAAGTAGTCCATTTCTTCTAATTGATGGAAGAATGGGAGCTGAACATTATCAACAGTATGTAATACTAAAACCTACATTAGCAAAATACAAGGAAATATGGTATAGTGATGATGAAGGAAGCGAAGAGCCTTGTAATATGAAAGCTACCTCTTATTGTAGTAATATGAGTGGAAGTTTTATAGCAAATGCTATAAGGAAAATCGTTAAAGTTCAACCTTACGAAGAGTTTCTATCTTTTCATTTTCCAACAATGACTATAGATAAAAACACCTTGGTAAAATAAAATAAATGTTGTAATATAATGGGCTGGCTGAAATAGTCTAAAGAGCCAGTCCATTTCACTTTAAAACAGGAGAATAAAAATGGCGTTAAAAAAAGTCAAAAGGAAAGCTGTCTCTCAGAATCCAAAGACAATGCTATTATATGGAGCACCAAAAGTAGGTAAAACTACAGCTCTAAGTCAATTAGAAGATTGTTTAATAATTGATACAGAAGGTGGTGCAAATATGATAGAAGGATATGTAGAGACTGTAAATAGTAGACAAGACCTAATAAAGTTATTAAAAGAGGCTAAAGAAGGCCACGAGTTTAAGTATGTTGCATTAGATACTATAGACAAAATAGCTGTATGGGCAGAGAAAGCAGTATGTGAAGAAGAATCAGTATCAGCTGTGCAAGATTTAGCCTTTGGTAAAGGTTTTGCTATGGTTAGAGAGAAAGTTCTTAATACAGTAAACATACTAAAAGAGATATTTCCTCATGTTATAATAATCGGACATAGGAAATGGGCTAGAGCTGTTGTAGATAGTAAAGCTATAGTTGAGCCAGAAAGCTTGGATTTAACAGGAAAGTTAAAGAACATGTTAATGGCAGATTGTGATGCTATAGGTTATGTTTACAGAGATGATGAAAAAGAGAAGTTAATGGTATCATTTCAAGCTAATGAAGCCTTAGAAGCAGGTAGTAGAAGTCCTCATTTGAGAGGCAAAGAGATAGAGTTAACATGGAATAATATATATAAAAAGGAGAGTAAATAATGGCGATATTTAAACCAGAGACTAAAAGCGGTAACTTTTCAAGCTTCACAGGAGTATGTGAATTTGGAATATTAGAGTTTAAAGATAGGTCAGACGAATTTGATTGGGCTGATTTATTTCTTGAAGTATCAGTTAAACAAAAAGGAAGTGATTTTGACAGACCATTAGCTATTAAAGGTTCTTTCGACAAAGTAGGTGGAAAGATTACAGGTGGCAATGGTTTAACAAGATTATATCATTTCTTTGACCAAATAGGTTGTGAAGCTGGTATTAATGTAAATGGTGGCTGGGAAACACCTGATGGCAAAGAGATTAAAGATATAGCAAAATATCTAAATGATAACTTTGTTGTTGGAAATGGAACAGATACACCTAATTTAGATTATTTAGGTTATTTCTATAAAGAACAGCCTAAAGTTCCAGGAGGAACAGCATATACTAGAGTTTTATCTAAAGTATACAGAAATGTTACTGAAAATAAAGTTAAACTAGATGATGATGTTAAATGGATGAAATCTAAAGGATATTTAAAAGAGTTTGTAGAAGGTGAGACTGCAAGTCAACCAACTGTAGACCAGAGTGCCTTAGGTAATCTATAATGTATGTCGAGATAGCTAAAGGTACACCTGGAAATAGAGGGTATTTAATCAGTAAGAATGACTTAGGTAATTTTATTAATGAAAGACCATTATACAGAAGTGTTTATCTATATGATGATGAAGCACTTAAATATGTAAAAGATAATGAAACATTAAAGAATTACTTTGGAGTTAGATATATTGATAAAGTTCCTATTGATATTGACAAAGGTGGTAACTCAGATGAGAAAACTTTAGATGTCTTGAGAGGTGTTATTCTAGAGCTAGAAGATGCAGATATTACGGAAGAAAGCTTCCAATGTTTCTTTTCTGGCTCTGGATACCACATTGATTTAGCTGGTGGGTTATTTAACTTTAAAGCTGGTGTTGATTTGCCTTATATGGTTAAGCAAACACTAAAGAGTTTAATACCTGATTTAGATTCATCCATATATATGAGAACTGGTATTTACAGAGTTCAGCATACTATTAACCAAAAGACAAATCTATATAAAATACCTTTATATAGAGATGAGGTTATGAATCTAGATGCAGCTGATATACTAAAGTTAGCCGAAGTTAATCGTAATGATTATACATACTTAGGATTACAAGGCGATGGAGAGTTAGAGCATACTGTAAAAGAAGAAGTTCCTGATGTTCAAGTATTTAATAAAATATCGGAACCAACTAAAATAGTACCTTGTGTACAATCAATGTTAAGTCAAGGAGCAAAGCAAGGAAATAGGCATATAACAGCTTTGAGGATAGTCAGCCATTTTAAGAGACATGGCATCCCGAGTCACTATGCTAAAGTAATGATGCTTCATTGGAATAACAAAAGTATGCCCGAAAAGGAAATAATGGAAATGGTAGAGAATGTATATAACAGAAACTATAAGTATGGTTGTCAAGATTCTGTTATGGTAGAGCATTGTAAAACGCAATGTATATTCTTTAACAAGAAAGACTACATGATAGATGTTAAATCATCAATTGATATGCAAAGTGAGCTACATGAGAGATTAAATACTGATTTTAGTGGAAAAACTATAGACCTAGGTAGGGCTTTAGGGATAAATAAAGAGTCAGTCATATATCCAGGTGAGTTAGTCACTATATTTGGACCAACAGGGTCTAATAAGACTACTTTTGCACAAAATATAGCACTTGGTGTAGACTTTGTTAATGATAGAATTGTTAAAGATTGGCAAATACCTACATTATTTCTAAGTTTAGAGTTATCATCTTGGTACATGCATAGGAGACACCTCCAAATAGTATCAGGAGTTACTAAGCAAGAAGCCAACGATAATTACACAGAGTTATATAAGAAACACGAAGAAGAGATGTCACATCTAATGGTTCAAACTGTTTCTCCTACTCTTGATAAGATAGTAGAGAAAGTTAGAGAGTTAGAACCATCGCTAGTAATAGTAGATTATATTGATTTAGTAGATACACCTCATAATATTAGAGGTGAGTATGAAAAAATCAAATATATATCTCATGGATTATCTAGTATGGCCGTAAATAACGATATGATAGTCATCCAAGTGTCGCAAGTAAGCAGAGAATATAGTCGAAATGAAGTGCTTGACCTATATGCAGGTAAAGGGTCTGGAGCAATAGAAAATGCGTCTAGAAAAGTGATTGGTCTTAATGGTCAATCAAATTCAGCAACTAGAGCAGTTACGTTATTTAAAAACACCGATGGAGAACTATTTGATACTGAAGTCGAATGGACTCCGTCATTTAGACTAAGGAGAGTATAATGGGATGGTTACTAAATATAGCTTGGCTAGAAGATAGGTTTATCATTATATTATTAAGGATGATAAGATTCGGAATTTATAAGAGCAACAAAGCTCATATAGACGAATTTAGCTTATTATTTGGATTATGGAAATTCGATATAAAGATAAGCTTAGGTAAATTAAAAAATGTAAGGATAAAGACTCATGGCAAAGTCGGAAGAGCATAAAAATAAGAGATATTATAAGCCGAAAAGGGGGCGTAAGTCCCCTAATAGGCTTACTATCTGGGAAGAGAAGTTTAGCAAAAAATTAAAAAGACATCATGGAACTTTTGCTAAAAAGACATTTCATAGGTTGATGAAAAAATCATCTACATTAAGGTCAACATTAAAGAGAAGGAGTAAGGAGTATGAGGTCGAGTTTAATATATCACTTGAAGAGGTTAGAGACCTTTTATATAGAGTTTATGG